AGTACGGGAGTATACTGATTTTTTTATAAAAGTCAACAGTTATCCTGAATAAATTACAATAAATGCAAATAAACCGTATGCTGCAAAACATAATATACCTAATATAATAATACTAGATATTAAATTAAAGACTGACTTTATAAACCATTTAATCATGTACACGATTATACTTTGTTTGTTTGAGAAAGTCAACTGTTGACCTTTTTTATGAAATAAGGATAATACTCATTTTTGGAAAACTAATTATGGCAAAAAGAAAGATGACAGAAGAGCAGCGACAGGCTGCAATTGAGCGTTTAGCAAAAGCACGTGCTGCCAAATCTCCTGCACAATATAAAAACATACACCAAAGCGTTTTAGATCTTGATCCAGATCATTGGAGATCTATGCATAAGGTAAAGGAATGGATTAAGAACGCTAAGGCGCGTGCTCAGACAGAACAACAATCCCATCGGATGGGGGACAAGGGTGCTCTTGCTCGTGTGATGACTTGGAAGGCGTATGTTAATGATCTTGACAATTATCTTAAGACTGGCGACTACACATCAGACTTCAGTGGTATGAATATGGAAAGCAGAGTACAACGTCGTTGCGTGGCAATGGCATATTATCCAAACGGCAAACCTAAAAGGGATATTGGCACATGGTATCCAGACGTATGTGCAACATGGACGCCAGATATGGAAAATGACGAACGTGAGCAATTTGGTATGGAGCGTTTAGATTATACGCCTGAAGGCCATATACTTGTTCAAAGGGAAGATGCTCCTAAGTTGACTAAAACAGGCAAAAAGAAAAGAGAAATGACACCAGAACAAAAAGCAGCATTAGTTGAGCGTCTAGCAAAAGCTAGGGCAGCTAAAAAGAACAATAAATAGGCTTATAGGAGGTACTATGGCTAAAGTAATACAGTTCCCAAAGAGTAAGCAACCAGTACCAATTCAATCTGAAGCTGATAGACAGGAAAACATCAAAGCATATCAGTCCAGGTTTATTCTTGATAAGTCTATCGAGCTCGCATATGATATTCTTGACGATATAGAAAAAAATGGAATTGATCTAAGAACCAATCCAGAAATAGAAACAGATTTACTAATGCTATGTGAAGCTATCAAAGCTACAATGGCAAGGGCATGTAACCTAAGACATCCTCTACATGACCTTTCATCACAAATAATCAATCAACATGATGCCCATGTATTCTCAATTGGGTACTATGAAAGAGAAATAGACAGTTGACCTCAAATTAATTTTGTAGTATAATTGTCGTTATGAAAAAGAAGTGGATAAAAGTTACAATGGAAGGTGACATATCGTTTGAAGATATCAAACAATCATTGTTTAAGCATCATGATGGTTATACAGATTGGTTATCTGAAACGACATTAAAAGAGTTACAATATTACAAGCACTGTTCAACGTGTATGGGGTACTCAGCAGATTTTATTGCTGGGGCTATCGCTACACTAGCAAACAGAAACAACTTTAGGATATTCGACTGATATGATCTTGATTGACCTTAATCAAGTTATGATTAGTAACTTGATGGCACAAATTGGTAGTCACAAAAATGTGACGGTTGAAGAAAATCTTCTTCGCCATATGGTTCTTAATGCGCTTCGCATCTATCGAAATAAGTTTGTACAGGAGTATGGCGAACTTGTTATTTGTTGCGATGATAAGGATTATTGGAGAAAGAGACATTTTCCATACTACAAAGGACACCGCAAGGCAGCAAGGGACAGTTCAGATCTTGATTGGCCACAAATCTTTAATTGCTTAAACAACATCAGGGACGAATTGAAAGAATCATTTGGTTATAGATTCGTTAAAGTTGATCATGCAGAGGCCGATGATATTATTGGTACTCTCTGTTATCAATATGGTGTTGAGCTTTGGCCATTACAAGATGATGGACGAGATCCATTCTTTGACAAGATTCTAATTTTATCTGGTGATAAAGACTTTATGCAATTGCAAAGGTTCTTGAACGTTGATCAATACGATCCTGTCAGAAAAAGAAAGCTACGCTCAGACAAACCAGATAAATATTTACAAGAGCATATTCTAAAAGGCGATAGAGGGGATGGAGTTCCAAACTTTATATCAGCAGGCGATGTGTTCATGACTGGTGGCAGGCAAAAGCCTCTACGTTCATCAAAGTTAAATGAATTGTTAAAAATTCCTTTTGATGATATGGAGCAAACTTTGCAGGGTGCTGAGAAAGATGGATGGATTAGAAACAGAACTATCGTCGACTTATCATTCACACCAGATGACATTAGACAACAAGTCCTTGAGCAGTTTAATAATGTTCCACCTAAGAAAAGTTTATTCAACTACTTTGTGCAACATAAATTAAAGAACCTCATGGAACATATAAGTGAGTTTTAATATGAAAAAAGGATTAGCAGAAATAGTTAAAGAAGTTGCAGACGCAAAGTCTACAAAAGAAAAAGTAGCACTGCTGCAACGAAATGATTCAGGTGCCTTAAGAGGTATCTTTCAATTAGCATACGACGTAAACGTTAAATGGGCTCTACCAGAAGGGAGACCTCCTTTCAAACCATTGGACAAATCGTTTGACGCTCAAGGTATGCTCCTAAAAGAAATGAGACGTATGTACTTGTTCGTTGAAGGTGGTAACAACAACCTTAAACCTATGAGACGTGAACAACTGTTCATCAATCTACTTGAAGAGATTGATCCTGATGATGCTGAATTGATTCTTAATTGTAAAGAAAGGAAGATCCCAGGCGTAACAAAAGCTGTTGTACAACAAGCGTACTCTGATTTCTTATCTGACCCAGCAAACGCTACTAAGAAAAAGTAATGCCTACTTACGTATTCAAAGACACCAATACAGATGAGGTGTTTGAGGCTGTATTGAAGATATCGGAAAGAGAACAGTTCATGAAGGACTTTCCTAATTTCATACCTGTCGTAACAGCACCTGCTATTGTTAGTGGTGTAGGTGGCGTTAGAAATGATGCTGGTTGGAATGAAGTTCTTAATAAGGTTAGCGAACAGAATCCAGACAGTAACCTAGCCAGATCTGTTAAGCCTCGATCTGCTAAAGAGGTCAAGGTTCAAAACGTTGTAGACAAATGGAAAAAAAGAAATAATCTATGAGCCAAAGACTAACCAAGAGAGAGCTTAGAATTCTAAAACAACAAGGTGTGCTAAACGAAGAGAATCATATTGGCAAGAACTTTCAGCTTCGCACCATCAAACCAAAAACAGACAACCAAGCAAAAGCAATAGAGTTTTACGATCAAGGTAAACACTTATTGCTTCATGGCGTTGCAGGAACAGGTAAAACGTTCCTAGGTTTATATCTTGCCATTGGTGACGTGTTAGACGAGCGCTATAAGCGTGTAGTAGTCGTTAGAAGCGTCGTTCCAACAAGAGATATAGGATTCCTACCAGGCAAGTTAGAACAGAAGGTAGAGATCTATGAATCGCCTTATAAAGCGATTGTTAATGACTTGTTCAGAAGAGGTGATGCATATGAGATTCTTAAAAAGAAGGACATGCTAGAATTCCTCACTACAAGTTTTGTAAGAGGCATCACATTATCAGATTGTATTGTTATTGTCGATGAGATTAACAACATGACGTTTCATGAGCTTGATAGTGTGATTACAAGACTAGGTCAGAACACAAAGATTATCTTTTGCGGTGACTTCAGACAAACTGATTTAAGGTTTGCTGACGAGCAATTAGGTTTAGAAAAATTTATGAATGTACTCGATAAGATGAACAGCGTTGCTCATGTTGAGTTTGATATGAACGATATCGTAAGGTCAGGTTTCGTCAAAGAGTACATTATACAAAAGACGAATTTGAATTATGTTTGATTTACAATTAGTAGAGCTAGAAAAGTTAACACGAAAGAACAAAGACGGTATTAGAGTATATGAGACCCCAGAAGGCGATTTCTATCCCTCCGTTACAACCATCACATCGCAGCTCAACAAAAAAGCAATCGTCGAATGGCGAGCACGAGTTGGTGAAGAGAAAGCAAAACAAATTACAGCACAAGCATCAGCAAGAGGAACCTCAGTCCACAAGCTGTGTGAAAAGTACGTACTCGGAACCCTTGACCCTCAAGAAGTCATGCCTTCCAACAGAGCTATATTTAACACTCTATCATTCCACCTTACCAACAACGTTACGGAAGTATATTGCGTTGAAGGATTTCTGTACAGCGACTACTTACGGACAGCAGGACAGGTTGATCTAATTGCAAAATACAATGGTAAGGTTTCAGTAATAGATTTCAAAACTTCTAAGAAAGAAAAGAGAAAGGAATGGATCCGTAATTATTTTATTCAGGAATCAGCGTACGCTGTAATGTGGGAAGAGAGGACTGGCCAACCTATTACACAATTAGTAACATTGATTGGCTGTGATGAACCTGAAGGTCGTCTCCAAGTCTTTGTTGAACATAGAGACGACTACATTCAAGATTTTATAGAATTAAGATCCCAGTTCGACTCTTCTCTGTAATTCGTCAATTACAGCTTGAGTCGCATCAAGTTTTTCTTTTGTTTCAATAAGCTCTAATTCTAATTTAGATATTTGAGACTGTAGCTCTGCTACTCTTTTCCAAGCAGCATACCTTTGAGCAGTTTCCTGCTTAATTGTTTCTTGCCAAATCTTATCCATTGTTACCGTTCCAGTAGACTGTGAAGAAATACTGTCCATTGTTGTGCTCTAACCTCCCAGTTATAAAAACCATTTACATAAGCCTTTTGCATATTCAAGCGACCCTGCATATTAGGATCCTTGACTAACCTTAATGCATCCATTAAAGTCATAGCATGCTTGCCAGCATGTCTATTCATATCTTCATCAAAATCGTACATAAGCGTCCAATTAGCGGCTGTTTCTGGTAATGCTGCTAATGAGCTATGTACGCATATGCAACCCGCTGACATCGCTTCTACTAAAGCCAGACACGCCGTCTCAGGCCATATAGATGGGAACGCAAAGATGTGAGCTTTCTTCAAAGCCTCTCTTACTTCCTCATTAGGAACAGCACCATGATACGTCATTCGTGGATGTGACTTGATCTTTTCAAATAGAGGTTTATATGGTTCGTCTCTTTCGGACCATCCATAGATACTGAAACTAGAATACACATCAAGATGCCAATTAGCTTCTGGCATAACCTTTTCTATATGTTCTAATACAGGGATGAGAAGTTCAAGTCCTCTGTGTGGTGTCGTATGGTAGATGATGTTGATCACATCATCTGGATCAGGTTTGTCATGCTCCTCAATAGGCTCAATAGCATTCTGCAATACGACACCAGCACTGGCTGGTACTCCTAAAAAGTTTTGGTATTGCTGACGCTGCCAATGAGAAACATAAACGAGCGAATCAAACTTCTTCCATCCGCCATCTTTAAGATGTTGCGATTCAGGATCTTGAGGGAGGTCATGTAACCACAACACTCT